TCGTGCAGAAGGCGTGCGTCCTGCTCGGACTCGATAGGATTGCCCCAGAGTTCCAGGGTTCTAGTTCTTACCCCTGCGTTGGAGGTCTCAGCGGTGATCGGCTCCTCCCCCGTAGTTAGTATCAGCGTCCTCCAGAACGAGAAGTTTTGTAGACCGCCGCCCTTTGCTCCTCGTGCCTTGCCCTTGCCTAACCCTAAGAGATAGACCAGTCCCTCAACGAAGGCCTGCTTGTCTCCTACCACCTGCCGCTCGTCGATACCCAGCGGCAGGTCAGCATAGAATGATGCCATCCGTTCCAGTCCTACTCGGGTTGCATTAAAACTAGCAATAAGTCCTTCCGGGTCGCCCCAGACAGATAAAGCCGTTTTGAGTGCTGCGGTCTTGCCGCCGCGGCTCGGCCCCCAGGCGTGAAGAATAAATATCCTTTGCCCTAAGATATTGATAAGCGGGGACGCGAACGCCGCCGCCATCATTAGCCTAGATATTTTATATTTCCTTGCGATCTCGGCCGCCTTGAGCCAGTCCTCCCGGCGGCCGCCCGGTCGGTACGCATTGGCCAGCGCCATCGAGCCGGTGTCTGTTACATCAAGCGCGACGTCCTCCGCCACCCCGGGCAGGAACCGGGAGCTATCGATCCAACCTAGATGATCGACCGCCTTGACTACAGGAAGCAGGTCCTTGTTGCACCCCTCCTGTTCGCTGAAATACTCTACTATATATTTAGCGTTGCCTGAGTGAACGTTTGCTCCGAAGTCGGCCAGCATGGTTATAGTTCGGGCCTGGGCAATATTGCTCTTAGCAGTAGTGATTGACTTCATCTTGCCGTTAACGCTGATTTTTAACTCTACCCGCTCCATGCCGGTAGAGAGGCTGTCCAGTTTACGGCTCAAAAACATCGGCGTGTGGCTGATTTTTACCCAGCCCGATTCTTCTAGTTTATGAATCCCTGCATCATCCACCCGCCACCCGTGCGGGGTACGAAGTTCAGGCGCGCCCTCGATGCTCTGCCCCGGTGTCGCGAGCCGGGCCCGGACGTCAATCTTCTCCGCACCCTCCATGGCCGCCGCCCAGCGCGCCGGGAACTTGTCCGGGTCGTTGATGTGCATCTCGCTTGCATCTTTGAACCCCGGCAGCTTAAAAGAAAAAATCTCACCTTCCCAACGGCCAGAGAATAGCCCCCGGCAAATATTGTCTAAACAGGTCATCCCCGCTTCGTCCGCATCCTGGCACAGATAAACCGTGAACCCTTTTAGATACTGCGCCCACTCCGGCTTGAAGGTACTGGCTCCGGGAATGCCCAGCGCCGGGACACCGTGATACCATAGTGTGTGTGTGTCGGACTCGCCCTCCACCAACACGATCTCGGCGCCTTGTGCCTTGAACTCCTTGAGTCGCCATAGTCCGTACAACATCGCCTTGGCGCCGCGCTGCCAAGTGAAACGCAGATTGCTCCCCGGTCCGTTCCGATAGCGACTGGCCACCAGTTCCCCATTCTCAGATAAATAAGGGATCATCACCCTGGAGCTACCCGCCGCTCGGCTATCCTTCAAGCCTAGATCCCGTAGGAACTCTACCGGGAGTTTCTTGGCGCGGGCATACTCGGCTACCGTGTATGGAGTCTTTTTGCCCTTGCCGCCCTCGACTACTTTGGGCAGTCCAGCTTTTTCCCTTATATAAGCATTTGCTTGCTCTTTAGACATTCTTAAAGAGGGGAGTTCCTGCAAAAAAGTATAGGCGTTGCCCTGGGCATTGCACGAAAAGCACTTATATTTGCCGGTTTTCAGGTCTATGGACAGGTTTGGTGTGCTGCCTTCATTGTGGAACGGGCAGAAGGCGGTTGCCTTATTGCCTTTGACTTCCAGGCGCAACCAGGCCTCGTAGAAATCTCGGTAATTGATTCTTGAATCTATGTCAACTGTTGCCAGTATTGTCACCTCCCCTGCTAAACATAATCACCGCCCCGGGCACTAGGCCCAGGGCGTCAAATCCCGGTGGTCAAGGCGGTCGATGCAGTGTTTAGAAGGGAACATCGTCACTGCCACCGTAGTCAACATCATCATCGCCGCCAGCAGTCTGCGCGTACTCATCAGCACCCACAGCCAGCAGACGGGTCAGCACCTTAATACCCTGAGAATATTCGGCCATAGCCTTAACCTGATCCGGTGACAACTTTCCGGTCAAGCCAAAGACCGCCTGAGAGTAGTTGATTCCACCCGCGTTCTGGGCCTTTTTCAGGCTAACCTTAGACACAACACCATAGGAACGCAGACCCTTGGATACAATTCGCAGTCCCAGGTAATCAGAAATATTCTTCAAACTGGTTGGCGGCAGGGTAAGTAGTAAGGGTAGCATCTCGCCCTCTCTAAGGATGTAAACGCGGTGCATATTCTTGCAGGCTTTACCACGCCCATCCTCAGCAGTTCCCCATTCATTCATCGGGCAAGAGTTGCAGGGCTTGCGGTTCCCATCCTGATCCACGCCGATCTTCCCATCCATGCTGGCACAGTCAGGCGGATTGTTCGCACCGGAATACTTGTCCTGCCAGTAAGCGTTCACCGGATGGTGATCAACGATCACACCGACGATCTCTTTCTCAGCGTCCGGGTTCTCCGGGTCGTCCCCCGGTACTTCAAACGCTAGCCCGCCGCCGCTGGGAATCTTAATCCGCGGAAAGCTCAGTTGCAGGCCGTCCATTTCCTCGGCCATCGCGGCGGCCATATCGTCAGACAATACAGGCAGGTCAAAATTTTCAACAACCGCCAGGGCGGCCGCTTAGGTTTTTTTCGTCATTATTGTTTTCCTCCTTCTTATTTTTTCCGGATACTAATCCCGGACTTCTCGTACACATTAACCAGCTCGCTGAGTTCCTCCGGCAGGGCGCCTCCTTCCTCGATCTGCTCCTTCACCCACGCTTGTAGCGTTTGCGGATGGATAGACTCCTTGACCATGTCTTCAAGGCCGTTATCCTTCATCCATGAGCAGATCTCTGGCATCATGCCGGCTTTGGCATTCGCGTAGGTTCTGTTAGTCAGAATGAACTGCCGCCCGTTCCGGGTGAAGTTCTGCATCTCTTCCTCAACCATCGAGTTGACCAACTGCTCCTCAGTCTGAGCGATCAATTCATTTATCTCTTTCAGTGCTTCCTCGATTTCCTTCTTCTGGTCCCGGTACCGAACCAGGTCGTCAGCAATTATGAATAAATCCATAGTTACCTCCTATATTCCTCTAAAGGGATATCAGCAATCCAACATCCCTGATAATAGAACTGTAAATATTTTTTGAACATACGGGGAACTGTGCCAGACAAAACTACTTGATCAAACATCATTTCGAATTCATTAATATAAAGGGTCATCAGGTTTACATACCAAGTAATTTTGTACTTGATGCCCCTTACTTCAAATTCAAAATGTCGCTCTAGGTATGAGCTGGGTGTTGGGCGTTTTTGAATATTCTGTATAGCGGGATGCGAATTTAATAAATCCTCTAACTCATCAAGGGTTTTAACGTTTTTGCCATCGACTTTCACTATTTACCTCCTATCCCAATAACTCGCGCCACCGGTCCACCACCTGATCGGCCAGGCTCTTTTTTTCGCCCAGGGCGGTCAGGACCTTAGCGTCAACGGTGTCCTTTGCTACCAGGTGAATGTAAGTGCAATTGTTTTTCTGCCCTATCCGATGTATTCTTGCGCGGCACTGATCATAATTAGCGAAGCTGTAATCAAGGCTGTAGAATATTGCCGTGTCGGCAGCGTGCAGGGTAATGCCCAGTCCGGCGGTCTGTATCTGGGCCACAAAGATTTTCACGTCCGGATCCGTTTGAAAAGCCTCGACCATGTCGCCCCGCGCATCCATTGGGGTAGCACCATAAATGAGCCCGTGGGCAACTTTCTTTTTATCAAGCATCTTAGTGATAGCCTCGATCTCCGGAACAAACCGGGCAAACACTACAACCTTCTTGCCAGCCTCCAGGAGATCATCCAGGGTCTCCTCCAGGAGGCCCATTTTCGCCTTGCTGACCAGCGTTGTCTGTTCGTCCACCCTAAGATACCCCCCGGTCATTTGGGACAGCCTCAGCAGGCGACTGAGGACGTTGGGGGCAATGACAACTTCTTCATCGCTCAGTTCAGCTACCGACTCTTTCACCAGCTGGTCATAAATCCGCTGGGCCTCCCTCTCAAGGTCGCAGAACAGTACCTGGTCGATTTGCTCCGGCAAGTCCAGGCAGTCAGCCTTCCGACATCTAAAGGCTATGTTGTGCGCTTTCTGAACCAAGTCATCAAGGTTTTGGTACCCGATGACCTGCCGGTTTTCGTAGCCACCCATCAAGGCATACCGGGCACGGAAAGCATAGTAGCTGGTACCAAAGATATTACGGTCTAAGAATCGGTACTGCGAGTAGAAATCCAGCGGCCCCTGGCTGACGGGGGTACCGGTCAGAATCATCCGGTACCGGGCTATAGTACCCAGGCGGGACATAGCTTTTGATTG